AATCCTTTGGGGGGCTGGAATCGCTGTGGTTCCATCATCCATAAAGGCGTTATACGGGAGTACGGCATTGCTCACCCTATTTGCGTTGTTCCAATAGACCTCATAATTCTCAATGGCTTGAGCCGCAGCGATCCAAGGGGTTTTCGTCTGGTTTGCACCGTACTCGACAGCGGTCGACGACCAGAAATTGTACATGCGTTGAGGGTCGATCATTGCGCGAGTGTGAGATTTCCAGTCATAAACTCCGTCTGTGATGACTTCTTCTGCAATCATAGGGACAATCGGGATGGTCTCGCCAGGCCAAATGCTGTCTTCAACGATATGATTCCCGATGATGTAGTACCACTCAACCTTCATCACCTCTTCTTCACGGAAATGGACGCCAGAGCCCTCGATCTTGCTCTGCGCGACTAAATCCTTGATGATTTCTGCTCCTGCAACCTTATCTATGGTCTTTTCGTAGAAAATCTGTGGCTGCTGGCCCTCCTTCTCAATGGAGAAGAGCTTCTCCTTGGTCATCACGCGGCGGAAATACTCACACTTGCGCACCCGATCGCTCGACACCCAATCCCCACCTTCCACGAGTGCCTGATCAGTCGCGTATTTGGCCCAATCCTTGTGAAATTTGCAGAATTCCTCCTTATCCTGATCCTCAAAGAGCAAGGCATAGTTCTTATCGCCCTTATCAATGGCCTTTGCATCCCGGTCGAGGAATACTGTCAGAGGGTCATTGATGGAGGTGATGCGAGCCTGCTGATGCATGGTGCCCTTTTCCCACTCCGTCAGCACGCGCAAGTAGCCTGCCCCTGCCTGCACCATAAAACCAAGCGCGCGGTCGTAATGGTCGGGCGCGCGCGACTGGTATTGGACCTGCCGGGCGAGGGCTTCCCAAATCTGGGCACTCTCATAGGTGGCTCCATTGCCAGTTGGACGGTACTTGATGCTGGCCTTGTTCTTCTTGGCCTTGTTGATGATCTCGAGGTTGTGCTGGCGGACCTTGTTGGTCGTGAGCACCGGCTTGTCATCATAGTCCCGCGCACGACGAATGCTGTTGGGCCACTGATCCATGTTGTAGGCATCAGCATTGGCAAACTTGTAATCCTCCAGCCAGTTCCTGCGGGCAGCTGAGAACCAGGTATTGCAAACTTCCCATCGCTCTTGGGCCTCCACCACCACGGGGCTGAGCGAAGAGTCGTTGTTGCTCGTATCAGAGTCTACTGCCATGTTATTTCATCCAACCAGTCGAGGAGCCGCTGCCAAAGAGTTCTGGCCTCGGGCGTGCGAGTTCAAGAATGCTTCTCGGCGAGGGGATAAAACCATCTGGCGGTATGCCCGTACCCGGCACATTGAGGCCCATTGGAGCCTTGCCAGTACGGATTTTGCTCGTAACAGCAGCGTATCGCCAAGCATCTGCTGCGTCCGCGTACTCATCGTGCAGTGGAACGCGGGAGAACATCTTAGTCTCCGGGTCTACTTCCCATCGGTAGTGACGGAGGGCGGTGAGACCGTCAGCGCAATTGGAAGGGTCGATCCAGCAGGAAGGAAAAACAGTCCGAGCGGCGGCGATCCCATCCAATATAGAGAGTTTGGGAGTAATTCGGACTGATACTCCGGGGAAGAGTTCTCGAAATTGTTCTTCAACTGAGAGTTTGCTACCATAGCGCTTGGCCTTCGCGTCATGTGGGAGCCAAATAGTGCCGATTTGATATCCGAAGGACTGAATTATCCGCGCATGGTCGGCAGGGTCCTTGCGATTGGACTGATGGAAGTTGATGTAGCGGAGTTCCCAATTAATGATCTGTCGAAACCATATGCTGGTATAATCGGACTTCCCGATGTCGAAAATAACGTCAACAGGGACTCCACGCGTGTGGGGCACTCTAAGGACTGGCACGCCCATATCGGCAGCACGTTCTGCTTGACGGAGAGTGAGTTCTCGCATTTGATCGGCATAGATGGCTCCTTCAAGGTTCTGCTTACACTGACCTTCATAAACGTGGAGATACTCATCATAGTCACTTGCCTTTAAGTCCTCCACCTCCTGCATGAGTGGGGCCGGATACCAAGGATTGTCTTTGTAGGTAGTATGGACAACAATGGCATTGCTTGGAGTATGTTTGATGAAGCGCTCGTAGGTTGGATCAGTCTCCAGCTCTGGATTGAAATTGATCCATATTTCACTCCAAGAGGGCTCAGTATCGGAGTGGATGTAGCATTTCTCTTTGCGGATGGTGGGGATTAGGTCTTTCCAGGATTGATTCGAGACATTTCGTGCCTCTTCCACCATGCAGATGTCCACGCCTTCATAGGACTTAAGATTTGCAGCATTCAGCCGGATGCCCTCGAACATGAAACTAGTGCTGCGCCATTGCTCATCCCATGGACACAAGCGCGGTGCACCACGAATTTCATTCTGCAAGACTTCATAATGATGCGAGAGGCCCATTAACTGGATTTGATCGGCAAGGGTACGATGCACAGAGTCTTTGATGGACTTTTGCGTCTCACGAGCACAGAGGAAGCGTAGTGGGCGTTGGTAACCAAGAAGTGCTGCTGCTCGCGCGCTCGACCACGTCTTCAGCCCGCCGCGACCTCCGAGCAAAATCTTGTACCGAATTGGCTGAAAAAGACACTGATGCTTCTCAGGAAAGCTAATATCCAGTGGAATTTGCTGTTCTTGGACTGGTGATGATTGCTGCACAGCATTAGGCCCACTTATTCATGCGAATTGGTGGCCCTGCGCTTCACGCAACAAGTCACTCAGCCTGATCGATACAATGACTGGAACCTGCTCGCGTGCACCTTTAGGAAGAGTGCCAGTTCCATCTGCCTCAAGCGTTGCCCATGCTGTATCATTGTCGTGCATGACAGCATCAGTTACGCTTTCCGCAAGTTGATTGATCATCGAGGCGAGAATCCGCTCAGAATACTTGTCAATGGAGATTGGAAAATCAGGGACAATTGCTGTTAACTCCGACCGCATGCGCATGGAGCCATAGAGGACATCAAGCCTTGTTACATCTGCCCCATATGCTAAATCCCAGCCAACAATCGGGTGAATGACCCTCAACGGCGCGAGCTTCATCAAGTTCTCGACGCGGACAATAGCAGGTGTACTGACAATTGCCAGCAGACCACCAAAGAATCCGCGTCGAGACAACTGCACGCTACTGGTCCTTACGCATATGCCTTCAACAAGGAGCACAACCAACGGTCAGTGGTTGGAGTGGCTGCTGCAGGGGAGTAAACCGCCGTCACGGTGTCGATCGCAGCAGCAGTAGTCGTCAAGGTTTTGCTACCGCCAACGAATAGGAAACTGGCAGGCCAAGTGGCCGTCCGGCTACCCGTGCCATCCTGCGTGAGCGTGAGCGTGAACGCCGCGTCATTCGCAGGGGCAGTGAAGGTGGTGTTCTGGGACATCAGGATGGTCATCTGCCGACCGCCTGTGAGCGCGACTGTGGCTGCATCCGTCAGGGCAACTGGGCCGCCCGCGAGGCCCAGCATGCCAGTTGTCAACGCGACGGATTCCGGGCCGCTGCCCGCGGGCAGGTTAGTATCGCAGGGAATGGTTTCATTCCCAGAAAGAGGGAAGGTAATTGCACTCGCGCTCGCGAGTGGCATACCATTGGTAAACATACCAGACATTGAAGTGCTCCATCAGGCAGCTGGGATTTTTGCTTTATGCCTGCCAGACGCTGCAATTGCTGGTAGACTGCCCTGCCAGATGGCAGATCGAAAACTATCGGCTATAGACCAATACCAAGAAAGAACGAGTGTTCTCTTTGTACTGCGCCCATGTCATTTCCTGAATGAGATTGCCATGCTCGATATATCGCACAAGCAGTGGAAACCATTCTTCCTTAAATTCTGGCATCATTTGTTGCACTCCTCAATCGCGCCAGAGAGGGTCTCCCCTCCCGTATTTGGTCCCCTGCCTGCAGGATTCTTAGTGAAGTACTCCCGACTGGTATACTCCCCGCCTTTCTGACAGCTCTCCGAGACCACGAAACCGTTGTCAATCGTGCGGACAGACTTGGAGGAATACTCGTTCATGGGACTCGAGCCGCAGAGGGGCATTGCCTTGCTCGTATCATTCAGTTTTTTGGCCATGGAGTGCTCCTACTAGTAGGGAATGGACGTTGTGGGGATGCTAGAGACAACGGAGTTGGCGTGCAATGGCGTGGGTGGGAAAATCACGTGGTGGTGGTCTTAAATGACAATTCTCGCATTATCTCATCTTCTTGTTTAAGCTGCTTTGCTAACAATCTAATTTGCTCGCTATTGTGTTGCCAATAAGGGTTGAGAGACTCAAGAATTTTCCTTGCAGGAGTAAACCAGTCATGCCGCTTCATTACTTCTCTCGCGTAAAT